ATTTGATGAGATCCCTAACACTGTTCGAAGATCAAAAGCAAATGTAAAATCCATCCAAGGTATTATTTTAGATGTGGATAAACTTAAAACTATTGAAGAAGTAATGATTAGTTTAGATGGCATTGAATATGTATTATACACAACATTTAGACACACAGCAGAAAATCATAGATTTAGAGTTGTTATACCATTTAGTCAGCCATTACTAGCAGATGATGTTATTTTTTATAAAGATGATATTAAATCTGTTTTTCCTGGAGTAGATAATGCAAGTTTTACAGTAAGCCAAAGTTTTTACTTTCACAGCGGTAAAAACGATCCTATTGCTTATCATAATAAAGGTTTGATGATTGATCCTTATACATTTAACTATCAAGAACCTAAATTATTCGATGAGCCTAAACATTCTAATATTGAGTTTAGTAATGAAGAAAGCCAAGCATACAAACAGGCTGTAGTAAAAAGTTTGTTATCTTGTAGTGGATTACATTATGCCAGTGAAGCAAGCCAATATGGAGTTTTGACTTTGGTGGCTATTTGTAAAAGCATTGGATTAAACTATGAAGAATATGATTCTATTTGTTATAAAATTGCCGCCGCAGATAGTACACTAAAACAAACAAGTTTTAGACGTAGTGCTTGGGTAGGTTGGCAAGGAGACAGAGTTAGACGCGAAACACGTGATGCTTTTATACAAGCATATAACGGCGAACCAGTTAAAGTTAAGAAACAAACTGCAATTAGTGAAGATTTAAAAAACAAATACTTAGTTAAGGAATGATATGTCAGATATTAAAACATTAGAAGAAATTAGAGAAGAAGCGGAACGCATAGACGAAGAAGCAAGAAAAGCAAAAAAAGAATTAAAGTTAGCCAGAGAAAAGAAAAGGGAAGAAGCAAAGGCTGCTAAAGAACTTGCTCAACAAGAAAAGCAAGCAGAAAGAGAAGCCAAACAAGCAGAAAAAGCAGAACTTAGTAACGCACAAAAATATAAGATTTTTAAGCAAGCATTACAGGTCTATGAAAATACTGGAATGAGTTTTATTATTGATGGACAACCAAAATATTTTTATAAACTTACAACTACTAAACAAAATGCTAGAACTAAAAAGGAAGAAAGTTGTACCGAATTAAAATATATTAATCACGGAACTTTATATCCTAATTGGACAGAATTAGAACATCCTTATGCTAAAACTGTTTTTAGAAAAATGATTAATGGCGAAGCGATTAGTGTTGTTAATGAAGAAGATGTTACTGAAACTTATCAATTCAAAAGTAGAGTTTACAGCAAACTTGTAAACACCGTTGATGTAGTAGATAATCAAACTTATAATACTTTAGATCTTAGCAGGGTAATGCAGCCTAGTTATGACAAAGAAGTTAAACAAGAATGTCCATTAATTATGAGAGCATTACTGTTTGCGTTAAGTGGTAATACTATTCACTGGGATGAAACTAAAAATGATTGGATTGGGGATAAACCTGAAAACTTAGAATTTTTAGAAAAATGGAGTTATGGTGCATTACACGCGGCTATTGGAAATAATATGTTGACTATGCCAATTATTTTCGGCAGCGGTAAAGTAGGTCGTAATAGTTATTTTGAAATTGTATTTGGTAATGTATTAGGCAGCGATCTTAGATTTAGTGGTGTATGGGACGTTATTGATAGTAGTTTTAATGCTTTTAAACTTGGTAAAGTTTTTATCTTTATTGATGAAATTCCTGAACGAGGAGAATGGAATAAAGTTAAAAATGCTACAGGAAGTTTAAAAGAATTTATTAAACAAAAATATGGTGCAGAACTTGAAGTAGATAACTGTATTGTATATGCTATGGGTAGTAATCAAGTATTATTTCCATTGCCTTTTGAAGATGGTCCTCAAATGATGCGTGTAAGTCCTATTAAAGCAGTTAAAACAAGTACATTTGCTGAAAATACTGTAAAAATATTAGATCACGCTAGAGGTCAAGGATATTGTAGAAAACTTCTAGAGGACGCTGGTATTGATACTACAAATATGGATACATTTGCTATCGGAGATGCGGCATTGCGCGGACCATTAGCAGAAGAATGGCAAAGCCGTGCAAATGCACAACAACTTTTAAACTATTTAGACCAAACTTATAAACGCGAACGCTATCACTTAGCGCCTTTGCGTGGACAAGACTGGGAAGAAATTACAGAATATAAAAAGGATGCTGTTAAAGCCACTGCTGAATTCATTATTGGACATGATCCGGAAATTATTAGCACACACGAAATCTACGAGATTTATAAGATTATTCAAAGCGAACGTAATAGTACAATGAGTAAACAAATAGCCAGTGTTACAGAAAGTATTAGAACTTATATGGAAAATGCTGATTATAATTGGTGTAAAAATGCTACTATTGCAGATGGTGCCCAAACTAATATATTCCGTAAAAATACTTTGGCAAGAGGAAGCATTGCTACTTACAAAGAAGATTTTTCTAAATATATCTGCGAAGAAATGGTTAACGGACGCCCGATGCGTAGATTAAAAGGTTTACCACAAGAATTGGATGTAGAATTATCCAGATTTGATAAACTTCAAAAACTATTATAAGCAAATACTACTAGCAAAACGCAGAAAAAAACTTTTAAAAAATAAAAAAAAAATAAAAAAAAAAAAAAAAAATTTTTTATTTTTTGCTTCAGAGGTTTTGCTGATTTTGCTAGTAGTGCTAGTAGTATTTGACACCAAAAGGAACAAAAATGAAATACCAAATATTAGAAACAGTTATTATAGAAGAAAATGACACAGAAACAGTCAAAGATTTTGTTTATCATAATCTCACTGAACAAGAATTTTTAGTAGAATATCTTAGAAACCCAAACTTAGCATACTGGATGTTAGAAAATGAAAACACAAAACAATACTACAAAAATGGCAAGTTAATGGTTACAATACGTGATGGCGTTGTTACTAATCACAGTTTTTTAGAAAAAAATGATAAATAATATACAAGGAAAAGATATGTTAGATATGGAGTTAGAATTTATGTCACAGTTATGGACTGTTAGAGCGGCCAAGCCCAAAGAACTTGTTGATTGTTTGGGATTATGCGATCCCGCAACCAATACAATTATTATAGATCCAGATTTACCTGCCAGTGTTATGCTACAAACATTAACACATGAGTGGGTTCATTTAATTGAAATGACTATGAATCTATGCTTAACTGAAACGCAGGTAGATGCTATGGCTGCTGGAATACTGCATTTGTTAGCCGCAAATCCAGAACTACATGCTCTATATCAACAACGACTAGAGGAAGAACAAGATAATGTCTAAATGTCCACAATGGTATAAAACACAGCCAGGTTATGTTGAATACGGACCTTGGGGCTGGGATGATGATCGCCTTTGGTCCAAGATCAAAAAGACTGATAAAGTCAGCGATTGCTGGATATGGCAGGGTTCAATGAGTCCCAGCGGAGCACTTATGGGTGCTTGGAAAAACAATGGCAAACAGCAAATGACGCAGGCCAGACGCTTAGTTTGGATGTCAGTAAATCAAGAAGATGTTAGTCCATATAGAGTGACAATGCAATGTCAGCGACAGGACTGCTTAAATCCTCACCATTTTGAAATAAAAGAAACAAATAGACCGGATAAACTAGTATGATCATAGAAACTCGTATAAGTCAGTATAGATTTGCTGAAATGGATGAAGACACTGAACATGCTTTAAAAGATGTTAGTAAAAGATTTGCCCGAGACATGCGCTTTGATTTTAATTTTGAATATTACACAATATACTGGGAAGAACAGAATTGGTTGCTAGCAAAACTGGCCATGCCAGAACTAACAACATTGGTAACAAGGGTATAACATGGCCCGTCCTCCAGCAACAACTATATTATCACGACAAATAGATGACTTTCACGGCATTGAAATATTAAATGCTGAAAGTTTATATACCGTGCTTTATCAAGATCAGCCCATAAATGTTAAACACAAATATTGGAATGCACAAGGTGAATTTAAAAAGTATAACAAAACAACTTATACCACAGCCAATCCAGCAGAGAACTTAGCAAAGAAATTAAACGAATTATTCTTTACTGATGAGTTCACAGTGAAAAAAATATTGTAAAAAAAGGATTAAATATGAGAAAGGGACAATTTATGGTGTATAGTCAAGGTAAAACAAAAGAAGAATGGGATATCATCAGCAATGAAGATTATAAACTCAGAGTTACTAAAACTTGGGTTGAAGCAACTAGCGTATGGCATGTAAAGATTACAAGCCAAAGTGTATTTGATCGTAGTTTCGAAATGTTTTTAACACACGAAGAATTAAAAAGATTAAAGGACATATTGTAATGGCTGTTCAAGAAGGAACTAAAATAGTCACTGGATTGGTTGTAGGTCGTAATAAAGTAGTAGTGCCACCTCTAGAAGTTCAAGACTTAGCCGCTATTGGCTGCACTGACAGAGATATTGCTCGTTGGTTTGGCATCGATGAAAACACACTACGCTACTCTTTTAGCGATTATCTCATAAAAGGGCGTGAGGACTTAAAGATATCACTACGCAGAGCAATGCTTAAAAATGCTTGTGTCAATTTGAATGCCGCAGTCCAAATCTTCTTAGCGAAGAACATGCTGGGCATGAGCGACAACGGTATGAGTTCAGATAGTAGTAAAGTATTGCCATTTACAGATGATGATGAAAAACCCACAGCAGAACAACTGGATGATATGCGTGAAGAATACGAAGAGATTAAAGAATAATGTTTCCATACATAGGCGGCAAAGCACATCATATTAAACACTTAGATAAATTGTTTCCCTTAACAATGTCTAAGTTTGTAGATGTATTCGGTGGAGCAGGGTGGGTCAGCGTTAAAAGCGATGTGGCCCAAAGAGCACAACAAAATGTTTACAATGACTTTAATCCATATTTGGCCAATATATTCAAACAATTCAGCATTGATCCCAGTGCAGTGAAAACACAACTCTGTGCATGGCCCCAACAAAACGCAGAGTTATATAGACAATTTCAACAGGATATATTTGGTGATGTTAAGCCAGAATTAAATTTAGAAACTGCTGCCAAGTATCTTTACTTAGAAGTACAGAGTTTTACTGGCAATACACTGGGACTAAACAGTAGCGTGTATTTTGATAAGAAGAACATACATGGACTAAATCCATTGTTAAAGAAACTCGGCAATGAAAAAATAACATCAAGATTAAAGAAACTTACTGTGGAGAATTTAGACTGCGTTGCTGTTATTAAGAAGTATGACACGCCAGATACATTCTTTTATATTGATCCTCCATACTATGCCAAAGAACATTACTATACACAAGCCTTTGGCCGAGAGAAACATCAAGAACTAGCAGAATGTTTGAATAATATTCAAGGCAAGTTTGCACTAAGTTATTATGACTTTGATGAACTAAACACTTGGTTTCCAGAAGATAAGTTTAGACGAACAACTTATACTATCAGCAAACAGAATAGTAGCAGAACAAACAAACAACGAGGCTGTGAACTCGTTATAAGGAATTATTAATGGCTTTAAGTAAAGCACAGCGTATGATTGCTGACGCACCATTTAGATTCCGTGTTGCGGTATGCGGACGCCGATTCGGCAAAACACACTTAGCCATCCGTGAACTGGCCAAGTATGCCGCACAGCCAGACCAGCGTGTTTGGTATGTTGCACCTACATACAGAATGGCTAAACAGATTGTGTGGAAGAAACTTAAGAAAAAGTTATTGTCTATTAACTGGGTAAAGAAAGTAAATGAACAGGATCTAACATTAGAACTTGTTAACGGCAGCGAAATAAGTTTAAGAGGTGCTGACAACTATGATTCACTCAGGGGTGTGGGCTTGAATTTTATCTGTCTCGACGAAGCCGCCGACATTGATCAAGAAGCGTGGTATGAAGTACTTAGACCTACATTGTCGGATACTGGAGGACATGCACTATTCTTAGGAACGCCTAAGGGCATGAACTGGTTTAAAGAAATTTATGATAACTACACTACTAAAAAGAACTGGATGAGTTTTCAATTTACTACCATTGACGGAGGTAATGTTCCTGAAGAAGAAGTTGCTCAAGCCAGAGAAGATTTAGATGCTAGAACATTTAGTCAAGAGTTTTTAGCAACCTTTGAAAACTTCTCAGGTATTATTGCTTACGCTTTTGGCACACACAATGTTAAGCCAGCAGATCCTGTAACAGCAACAGAACAATTAATACTAGGCACCGACTTCAACGTTAATCCGATGAGTTGCACAGTGATGCGACGCACCCAGACAGGATTACATTGTATAGATGAAATAGTTTTATATAGTAGTAATACTAATGAACTAATTGATGAGATTAGAAATAGATATCCCCGTAATCCTATACAGATATTTCCAGATCCTGCTGGTGTTCAGCGTAAGACAACTGCTAACGGAAACACTGATATTAAACTATTAGAAAACGCTGGATTCACTGTTAGATATCATAGGCAACATCCTCAGGTCAAAGACAGAATTAATGCTGCCAACAGTTTGTTCTTTTTGCGTGATGATAACACAACTAGATTCTATGTAGATCCAAAGTGCAAACATACTATAAAAAGCCTACAGCAGTTTTGCTACAAAGAAGGAACACAGATTCCAGACAAAGATAGTGGATTTGATCACCAGTTTGACGCATTAACTTATGCGATACAATTCTTATTCCCTATCAACAAAGAGATAGAGCCAATTGCGCCGAAAAGATTCGGACACGCTTTGGCATAAATATACTATTAAAAGGAGCCTATAATTATGGCCGAGTTACAAACGTTTCAAAATGCCTATTTACAGGCAACAAGTGGAAACACAACTTACAGCAGAAATCAACTACGCTGGAAGTTTTTATTAGATTCATATACTGGTGGACAAGCATACAGAGAAGGTGCTTACCTACAGCGTTACGCACTAGAAAGCGATGCAGAATACAGTGCCAGACTAAACAATACACCTTTAGATAATCAATGTCGCAGTTTAATTTCATTGTATATCAGTTTCTTGTTTAGAGAGAAACCTGAGCGTGAATTTGGCGTATTAGAAAACAATTTTACCATTGAAGATATTCTAGAAGACGCTGACCTAGATGGACGCAGTATGGATGCGTTTATGAAAGAAGTTGCTACCTGGTCAAGCGTATTTGGTCATATGTGGATCTGCGTGGCCAAGCCTGATGTAGGCGCAGTAACACTGGCAGACGAACAAGCACTAGGAGCAAGACCATACTTGTCAATGTACAATCCATTGGCTGTTACAGACTGGCGCTGGAAGCGACAACCTAATGGTGGTTATCAACTAGACTATATCAAGTATGTTGAAGAAGTCAACGGCACTGAAACTGTAGTCAAAGAATGGAATGCTGAAACAATTACAACTTATCGTGTTGATACACAACAAGAACGTGTTTTAGAAATGAATGAAGAAGTAAATGGTCTAGGTTACTTGCCATTTGTCTGTGCTTATGCTGAACGCAGTCCTGTTCGTGGATTAGGCAATAGTTTAGTTGATGACATTGCTGACCAACAGCGTATGATATACAATGAACTTGCTGAAGTATATGACAGCATCCGTTTAGATACTCACCCTAGTTTAGTTGCCACAGCAGGCACAAACGCACAAGGTGCGGCTGCTGGTCAAGTTATCACAATGGAAGAAAACTTAGATCCTAATCTCAAGCCATATGTTCTACAGTTCGAAGGCGGACAGATTGATAAGATTTACAACTCAATCAACAACCGCAAAAAGATGATTGACAGCATGGGTAATGTTGGTGCAGTTCGCGTAACAGAAACTCGTGAAATGTCAGGTATTGCCATTGAAACAGAATTCCAATTATTAAACGCAAAGTTGTCAAGCATTGCTGATAACTTAGAGTTGGCTGAAGAACAAATCTGGCAAATCGTTTATACTTACATGGGCTATGAGTGGGATGGCGAAATAACTTATCCTGATAACTTTGCATTACACAACACTGACAATGAACTAAGCCAACTTAAGACTGCCAGTGAAATTGTTCAAGATCCGGTTAAGCGAGCATTGATTGAAAATGCTGTTATGGCGACAATTGACATTGAAAGCACAGAGCACGAACTTTTAGAAGAATATGCAGAGCAAGAAGGCGTAGCACCTCCAGATGAAGAAGAAGTACGCTGGGTTTATCCTGATGGAGAACCTATTAGTCCTGACTTACCAGAAGCATATGACATGGCCACAGGCACAGAAAAATGTTCTAACTGTAAGTATTACTTAGAAGGCTTATGCACACGCTGGAACAATGCTCCAGTAAGAACAAATTATTGGTGCGCTGTTTGGGCACCTATTGCGGAATAAATTTGAATAAATTTATATAAATACAATACGGGAGAATTATCTCCCAAAACTTTAACTCTAGAAAGAGGCGCGGATACAATGACCGAACAAAATATTGGCAACAATGAAGGAACTGAGCCTTCCAATGAAACTCAGGCAACAGAAAAGACTTTTACGCAAGCAGAAGTAAACGCTATTCTAGCCAAGACCAAAAGTCAACTAGAAAAGAAATACTCAAGCAAGTATGAAGAACTTGGTGATCCAGAGCAACTACGAGAAATCGTTAGTCAGCATCAAAAGATTCAACAAGAACAACAACTAAAGCGTGGAGAGTTTGATCGTGTTATACAAGAATTAGCAGCCAAGAAGGATGCAGAAATTCAAAAGAGGGATAGAGTAATAGAAAGTTTCAAAGTTGAAACTCCTATAGTAGATGCAGCCGCTCGTTATCGTGCGGTAAATCCGGAACAAGTCAAAGCATTGATTCGTAATCAAGTTAGACTTAGTCCAGAAGGTGAAGTTGAAGTATTAGATGAAAAGGGTTCTGTTCGCTATGATGACAGCGGTAAACCCGTAAGTGTGGATAGTTTTGTTCAGTCATGGCTGCAAAGCAATCCGCATTTTGTGTCGGCAGCACCTGCCACAACTAATACTAAAAGCAATGTCTCAGCAAATACTACTAAGAAGGTTGACATTAGTAAACTAGATATGAAAAATCCTGAGCACAGAAAAATATACGCAGAATATAGAAAAACTGCGGGTATAGCCTAATTTTATAAAAGGAAATTTATTATGGCCGGTTCAACAACCACAACACTAAACGACTTGCTACCAGAGATCATCCAAGAAGCGATGTTCGTAGCAAGCGAGAGATCCATTATGCGTGGTCTCGTAAAGAATTACACTTTGGCTCCAGGTCAAGGTAAAAATGTTAATGTTCCAATTTACCCAATCCAAACAGCAGCCGCTGTTACTGAAGGTGATGAAGTTGATAACACAGCAGTAAGCACAAGCACAGCACAATTGACAGTTAGCCCTGTTGCTATCCGCACATTGTTAACTGACTTGGCTCGCACTTCAGCCGCTTCTAATGTAGTTGCTGACTTAGGTAAGTTATTCGGTGAAGCATTGGCTCGTAAAATGGACCAAGACTTGACAGCATTGTTCAGTTCATTGAACGCTGGTATCGGTGACAACACTGGTCAAATCACTGCTGCTTCAATCTTCCAAATGGTTGCTAAATTGAAGGCTGCCGCTGTTCCAACAGAAGGTATGGTCTGCGTTATTCATCCAGAAATCGCTTATGACTTGAAGGCTGCTTTGACAACTCAAGGTAATACTCCTTACACTGCTGGTGCTTACAGTGATGTAACTAACGAAGCAATGCGTATGGGCTTTGTTGGTATGCTATCTGGCATCCCAGTCTATGAAACTTCTAACATTGCTAACACTGGCACTGCTGGTGACTACAATGGTGCTGTTTTCCACCGTGACGCTTTTGGTCTAGGTATGATTGGTGATATCTCTATTGAGACACAACGCCGTGCTAGTTTCTTGGGTGATGACATTGTATGTTCTGCATACTATGGCACAGGTATCCTACAAAACAACTACGGTCGTTACTTGGCTTTTGACTCAAGCATCTAATTGCTAAATTAATCTAAAGGACTATCACAATGAACAACACATTTATATACAGTTACAAAACATTTGTAAGTTTCGCAACTTATGAAGATGTCACTCAGCGTGATAGTCGCGTTTTTGAAGCCAATGAAGATTTAACAGAATCCGAAATTAACGATTACTTAGAACAAGCCAGTCAGCGTATTCTAACACAAATTAGAAACACTGGATGGTGGAGAGAATATCAGCGTAAGATGGCACAGATCACAAATCCAAACCTACTACCCGCTGTTAATCCAGATTATATATTAGCCAGAACGCAGGAGTTCATAGACCTTAATGTGTATTTTGCATTATTTGAATATGTCTATCCTAGTGTTGCTGACTTTGGCAATCCTGACAGTGCTGAATTTGCAAAAATTAAGTTCTACAAGGATAGTTATAATGTATTATTTGACGAAGTAATTGACGCAGGTGACTGGTATGACTTCAGCGAAAATGGCACCATTGATACCGCAGACAAGATGGCTGCTGTTGTAAACAGAGTTCGTACAAGATGAGAACAGAATTATTAACTTATTTGACGGCAGAACTAACTGGCTCTATTAAGACCAGTCAGGAACTGCCTTTTCAAGAAGGAACTAATCCGTTATACATGAAGAACGCTCGCAGAGTGTATCTTGATGAACCCTATACAGAAGAAGACACCTTACTGCCTACATTGGGTAGTTTGCAAATCAACCAAAGAATTACTATTGTAAGATGGTTTTTAACAGTTGATGCAAAAAACAGAAACGCAGACTTAGATTCAGCATTGACAATTCTTAGTAGTGCTAAAGATATCACTACTATCACAGGCGTTTATACACGCTTGTTTGACTATACAGTCAGCATAGACAATGACAGAGTTGTCTATGAAGGCGAATATAGATTCGCAAATTTAGCATAAGGAAAAAAAAATATGGCATTCATATTTCCAGCACCAGGCGTAGAAAACGTAGAAACGACTCTAGCCATTCGTGTTAGCGGAGATACTTCAGGCCTATTGATCCCAGCGATGCAAAACATTACCGTTAACAACGCTAATGATGTATTCACTTGGACACAATTGGATGAAGGTTCAAAACTACAAATCCCAACAACAGCAACAAACAGTTTAGACTTAAACATTGTTTTAGATCAAACTAGTTTCTTTGGTACAGGCAGCGGCAGTGATGTTGCTATCAACAAAGGCATTTTCGGTCTAAGCAAAGACAAGTTGTTAGTTGCTTTCACGCTATACTTGGGTGACACTAGCGCAGGTGGCGCAGGCAAAACTATGACAGGTAATGCTTACATCACTGGCTTGGCACCAACAGTATCAGCAGACGCTCCAGTATGGGTTAGCCCAGTTACTTTAACTGTAACAGGCGACTACACAGTAGCATAATTTCTCAGGGATGGGAAGTGATTAAGCACCTTCGGGTGCTTTTTCATTGGTGAAGAACAGCATAAATAACTCAGCAAGGAGATATGATGATATTTGATGATAAAACAGATATGGAGATATATCAAAGTCTTGAAGCAGAAACAGCAAAGTCATTAAGTGAAATACGCTGTGCTAAAAAAGACTTAGAGCAAGCAGAAGTAAGATTAAGATTTGTATTGACTACAATACATTATTTGAAAAACAGATATGAAGGAAAATAAGATATGGCGTTAAATCTAACACAACTGGCCAGTAAGCCACAACTAATTAAAATCACATTAGACACACCTGAGATCCAGGAAAAGTATAATGACAGTCTAGAGTTTTGGATCATGGACCGTCAACCAATTGAACAATTCATTAAAATGGCAACATTGGGCAGTGATAACTATGGCGAAATGATACGCATGGTCAATGAATTAGTTCTTGATGAACAAGGAAATAAAGTAATCAAAGATGGCGAAGCATTACCTAATGATGTAATGATTTCAGTGATAGGAGCAGTGGTAGAACGCTTGGGAAAGTAACCCAGGAGGAGATACCAGAAGGCAGTATTGAACTTAGTATGATTATGTTAATAGACACATTAAGCGAAAGATACGGAATACTTCCCAGTGAAGTTATGAATCGTGCTAATACTTTTGATGTGTTTATTGCTGATACTGCCATAGGATATAG